GGAATTTTGTGCGTTGGCAAGATCGAACACCTTATAATAAGGTGCGATGGAACAACTTATTTAAGGAGATTTATACAAGTGTCATTGTGTGTCCCAATGGTGATCTGTTTTTTAAAGAGCAGGGTAATCCATCGGGGTCGTTTTTGACTATTGTAACTAATACAATTATTCATTATATGTTGTTCTGCTATGCTTGGTTGAAGCTAGCCCCGCCTGATATGCGCAATTATATTCAGTTTCATAAACACGTGGAACTTGCCTTGTGTGGTGATGATTCATTGATGACCACTTCAGATGATGTGAAGTCATGGTTTAATATGAAGAATATCACCGCTATTTGGCAATCTCTTGGTGTTAAAGCCAAGGTTGAAGCCACTGGTGAAGGAAAGCTTATAGATCGGCAGTTTTTATCACAACGTACTTACTGCTGGCGAGGAACTTATGTTCCTTATCCTGATTATGATAAAGTTGTGTCTTCGATGTTGTGGCACACAAAAGCTCATTTGCATGTGCGTTGGAGTTATCTGAAAGCATGCGCTCTACGCATGAACTCCTTCTTTAACCCTGAGTTACAACTGTTATTTCGTGATTATATCCGTTATCTTGAACAGCAGTATAAAACTGAGTTACACTCAGACTCAAGGCGTACTAGGGAAGATCCATTCTCCTGGGAGGAGGTGTTTACAGTTTTTAAAACTGATGCTGATATCATGCACATGTACACGACAGCAGAAAGTCAGCCGGCCATAAGTAATTTGCCTGATTTGAAGAGTTATATTAACTCCTGCCTACATGAGTGGAAAAGCGAAGAGCCGAAAGGCTTTCAAGAAGTTGTTGAAGAAGAATCTTAGCAAACCTGGTGCTAAGAAGTTGATCAAGAAGATGCAAGGTCAACGAGGTGCTGGAAAAGCGCCTAAACTCTCTCTTATGGCTTGGCCCAAGCCTAAAGTTAAGAAGGTCCAGCATTTTGGACCACTTGAACGTAAAGTTCAATTTCCTAGTGCCCAGCAGAGAAGCTGGGCTATTGGTGCACCGCAGTTTAATGGGGGCAAGCCTATTTCAGTTCGGCATCGTGAATACTTGCAACCAATCACAACCGTGACGGCTTTTACTGGTGCTGGTCGTTATGTTGTTCAACCTGGGTTAACGGACAATTTCCCTTGGCTTGGCCAGATTGCTCAAGCTTTTGAGCAATACACCATTTCCGATCTTAAGTACGTTTATAGGAACAGATTGGCTACCAACCAAAATGTTTCTATCTATTGTGCTATGCAATATGATGTCTCTGATCCTGAGTTTAAGACCGTGGAGGAATTGTGCACCTATGGTGGTGCCCGTAGTGAAGTTGGGTGGACCGACTTCACTTTTGATGCGATGCTCAGTCGAGGAAAAGCTTATCAGAAGTACTTTATTCGAACCGATGCTTTAGCAGCTGGTGTTGACCCCCAGTTGTATGATATGGCCAATTTTACAATTTGTGCCGTTGGAACTACTGGTGCTCTTTATGCTGGTGATCTTTTTGTTGAGTATAACGTTAATTTCACTAGCCCTAAGATGAATCCTGCCTTGCTTGGTGCTTATGGTGTCAGTGCGAGTATGTCGCAATCTACATTTGCGACGTATTTATCATTTCCTTTTCAAGGTTATAGTGCCGTTAAGAAGAGTTTCTTCCCATCAGCTGTTCAGGAACCTGTTGTTGATGAAGTTAAGAACACTATTACATTTCCTTCGCCTGGTTCTTATGATATTTCGTATCATTTGTTGTCACCAGGTGGCACAGCTCAAGTGTCTGCAGCCGGGACTGGTTCTGGTGATTTGTGGACTGTTGCTACACCTGGAGGAGGTGTTATTGCTGATAACAACACATGCAATCTCAATAATAAACCAAGTGCTGGTTTTGGGTTTGCTGATTATGCTAAATTGGTGACCACAGTTGGCAATTGTGTTGTGCAGTTTAAGGCGCTGACTTCTACTGGTTCTTCCAGTAATACCATTTTGAGCATACTCACAATTGCAGTTGAGGCTGCACCATATGTTCTTAATTACTTGGGGTTAGCACCCCTTCCTCCACTTGATGACCTGACGTTTAATAATTTGAAGAAATGTTATCCGAAGTATGATTTGTCTCTTTTCGAAAGAAAACGGCAGATCATTCAATTTGAACGTGATCATCAAGAATTCAAGAGATTGAAGAAAGTTGAATTGGAACAAAAGGAATTGGCCGAAGCTGAGGCTGAAGCTGAGTTTAAGAGTGAGTTACATTCCCGGACCGAGGAGATCACCAAGATAACTCTTGATGATTCTGGTTCCGATGTTGAGGTGAACGTTTCGCGTTCATCTTCTCGGGAGCCTGGGTCTAAGAAGTCGAAGAAGACCGACTTAAAGAACCGAAGGGTTTAAGTTCTCCGTGATGTGTGCTGTTTTGTACAGTTTTTATTTTCAACACACTATTGTCACGTTAAGTCCTCAGAGATGAGTGAAATCAAGAAAAACTGTATGCGCGGTGGATGAGTGAACATCCTACCTGCTGCTCTAGTTTATTATTGAAGTAATGGAATCTGAGTGAAAAAAAAAAAAAAAACACGCGTC